CATTTTAGGATCTCATAAACCCGCCGGAGCGGGTTAGCTCATGTTAGGGAATCGAGTCGCCGATACGTCCACCGTGACGAATCCTTCGCTGGTACGATTAACCGTGACGCTATCGACTACGATCTTGCCGCCCGTGCTGGTAGCGTTTGCCAGGGTTGTGAGAACTGCTCCTGCCGTTGTGGCATAAGCGCCCGTGATTGTGGTGGAGAAAGCAAAGGTATCAGTAGGATTATAGAGTGCAGCGCCAACTACCTCGCCGCTTTGGTTCCTAATTTCTGCACGCTCTACGTTGCGAGTTTCGGTGAAAGATTGTACAAGGCCACCCGATTCAGCAGTAATACCGAATTGTAGGCCAGAAGTTCCGATTGTTGTGGCTGCCATATTGCCTTAATTTTTGTGTCAACTCGCGATAGAATTTGGATATGCGATCACTGCCAGTTTAAAGGTGCGACGCATTGTACGCTCTTCATCGTCTGCCTCTGGCTCAACAGAATCCACCTTGGCGTTGTAACAACGGGCAGATCCGATGGCCGTAGTGGCGTTTAATCTAGTCGTTAAAGTGCTTGAATCATAAAAAGCCTGTAAAATCTTTGAGCATTTTTGAGTGTGTGCGTCCAGAGTTGTGTCGTCATAAGAATCATCCACAACGATTTCAACTGGCACGGCAAACACTCCCGATCCTCGCACCGGCTCCTCTGTTCCTAGAGTGGCTTTAATGACGATCGATGGCGGCATGTTCTCCGTCTTGTCGTGCGATAAGTGATAGGTTGGCCCAGTAACGGTTGCAGATAGAAGCTCTTGAAAAGCAGCTTCAATTAAACGATCGAGCATGGTGACGGCGGCCATAGTTACAGCTCCACGTCAACGCGGCTAGGCCAAGGTGCAATGTTGTCCTGCGCCCACTGGCCTTTCTGTGGTAAAAAATAGCTTGGTTTATTTTGGCGCAATGCTGAAGCAAGAATGATGGGAGCTGAGTTTATTGCCATAAATAGTTTAGCGTGTTTGATGGCTTGCGCCATCTCAACGACTGACGCAGCCGACCAGTGCGGAACTGTATAATAACAATTACATGGTGCATGCATAAGAAAATATGAGCCCATAATTTCCTGAGCTTTTTCTCTAATTTTGTTTAATGGATAATGCCAGCCCTGACTAATCCCATGCGGAGCAAGTAGATTGAATTGATCGGGCAACCCGGACGGTGGCCCGTCGGGTACGCGATCGAGATCGATCTTACGATCAGCTCCCGCAATCGCTGGATGCTGATAAACAAAATCCATCCATGAAAGTCCGGATTGGCGGAATGCGTTGTATCGATTAGGCCAGATTTCTAGCTCAATCCTTTCGCCCTTGCCTTCTCCTGGCTCCACCCAAGTCGCATAGGAAACAAGATTCAGAGCGCCTGCGTATTGCGGGAGACATTCAATCTGCACTTCGTCCTCTTGCGCTAGATACTTGGCGGCTGGCAGACATTGCAATACGTCGCCCAACCGCTGATGATAGACAATTGTTTTCAATTTCTCTCGGCAATGACGGTGATGATGTTTGATTTGCCGTCAGGTAATGACCCACGAATCTGATCTTCCGGGCAACCCGTCCACGTCACGGTGTAGTCAGAGTAGGAAAGCAGAGTACGCAATCCCCGCTCATTAAAATGGTGAAAATGTTCATTTGGTCTGCGGTGTTTCCAATTGCGAAACGAATCAGTTCCTGACGTCTCATGAAGCAGCGGACATGAGATGACGATTGCTTCCGTCTTTAACCCCCGCAACGTGCCACTTAAATCTGCATCTTCAAAGTGTTCCAAGCTATCGAAGAATGTGACGATTCCGACTGACTTCGACATGATTTCACTGCGCTCTACTCCGCTGGGTAACGGATACCCGCTTATGTCGTACCCAAAAGCCTTGTGATCTCTGGCATAGCAGTGGCGTAGAAAATCTCCGTTGCCATAGCCAACATCCAGCACGCTTGAAAAGCTACCAAAGTAAGAACGGATTACATCGTAACGCAAAGCACTCATGGCCTGCGTTGTTGTGTAGGTGTCGTAGCGCTCTTTAACATAAGCAATATCGTACGATGGGCCTTGGCCTGTTCGCTGTTCTTGATACCAGTGGCCCGCGTGAATCCTGCGGTATCCTTCGATCACGGGTTGCGCTCATTAAATATCTTTTCGCCAAGCTCGTAATTTTCTTTGGCGTTGTGGCGCTTAAATTCCGCATCCTGCGCTGCGCCCGTGAAAAGCGGATTATTGTGAGTAAATACGATGTCCTTGGCGTCGATAATTACGCCGTCCTGCGCCCCGCGTAAGCTGTACTCGTTATCGCTAAAAATGCCAGAGCATGCGTCGTACTCTGGCGCAAATAACGTACCTTGCTGTTTCAACCTAGCATTTGTTAAAATTGCCATGCAAAGCAGATCGTCTTTACGATGGCCGTCAGATACGGCAAGGATTGATGGTTTACTTAAATCTCCAAGCCGTTGTGTGATGATTGTATCCCAATGTAAAGGAGGATCCCAATCGTCAGAGCCTTGAATAATAATTTCACCACGAGCTGCTTCGGCCGCCCTGTTCCAAGCCGCAATACACCCGCCCTTGCCTTTAACGATTCCCCAATTTTTGAGCATGTCGGCTTTAGGATCGTCATCGTCGACTGAGTAGATCCACTCGACTGACGCTGGATCGGCCGCCTTTTTCATCCACAAGATTCGGGCGTTAATCGCTTCTTGCGGGCGTCCTCGCGTGGCGTGACAGACGGTAATCTTAACGGGCTTTTGCGCCCGCCACATTTTATCGATCTTCTCTGCCTCCGTCGTGTCACCAACTGCCTTACAGGCCGCTAGGTAGAGATCGATGCACTCAAAGTCGTACACAGTGCGTTGAGCGTTCCAGATCTTTACGCCAGGATCGGGCTGAACCATCGCAGACTTAAGCAAGTGATAAGCCTGCAACCACGCACCCACGCTGGCCTCGTCCCTGGCTAGAAAGTAAATCGCTTCCCTGCGCCCAGGGTTCATCTGATGTGCCTTTTGGTATAGGCCAATCCTGACCGCGCGATCTTGTGTTGCCGTCGCTTGATTGCAGGCGGCTTCGTAAGCCAGCGTCGCCTCTTGCCCTGGCCAAATGGCCGCAACGTGTGACCACGGCTCTGATTCCGTCCTGCGATTGCCTAGGAAAAGTTCTTGCTGATAGTAGTACGCATACTTGCCTGCCTCGCTTAACTGGCCCTGAAGAATGCGGAGATTCCGATCGGCGCTATTTAGCTTATAGCCGCCAGGGTGATGCTCTACCCATACTGCCTGCTCGCCTACAGATTCCAGACCAGCATTAGGCAACAGCGCCTCATGCACGGCATAGTGCCACTTTCCAGACCATACGCCGTCTATACGCCTCACCATCCTCTCACGTATGGGGCGTAAAGAGGCATTAATGACGTTATATACACCCGCATAGATGCCTAGCTTGGGATTCTGCTCAAACGCTTCTACGGCCCTTTTAAAAGCGTTTTTGAGGTCTTTATGTGGCAAGTCATCGCAATCCACCCATACCGCATAGTCGCCAGTGCAGGCATCTAGTGCGGTGTTTCGAGCGGCGGCAAAGTTATCGACGTGCGGCCAGCTCGCCCCTGCCGGTGTGTTTTTATATTCAACTATCTTGGCCCTTGCCTTTTCTGCGATTGCCCGCGTGCCATCGTCAGGTCGTGCGCCCTGAGCAATGCAGACCACTAGCTCGTCGCAGAATGGTGCAAATGCTGTAAGGCAGCGGTCAATAAATTGGGCCTCGTGCCCGGCGATCATGTAGATTGAGATTTTAGGATTTCGAGTTGCCATTCTAAACCTCTCGCAACCCAAGCACGTAACTACCGATAGAAGTATCAATCGACGTCACGCGATAGCTGACTGAGTTTGCCCGCAAAATAGATCCAATCGTCGGAGCTGTGGCTAAGTTCGCCACGTCGATGGTAAAGGTGGAGTTTAGATCCAGATCATATCCGCCGAGATCCACGTTCTCTTTGCGGGTAACAGTGGAAAGAATGCCAGTGACTGAAGTGGAACCGATTGTGGCGGCCGTGCCGGTTTGAGTATAAAGAGCGGCCAGACTTTCTTTTAACGCTTCTGTAAATTCAGACATTTGAGGATTTCTATAAGTGGAAAGGGCGGTGAGCCTTTCAGCCCACCGCCCTCCCCGAGTGAATTAGCTACCGTTGATACGTACGAGGCTGTTCGTTTCGCCAGCCTTCACGCCGTAGATCAGCGCGTAGGTGCGTTGGAGCATGCCTTTGACCACATCGTAGTTCTCACGAACTTGGACGGATAGGCCAGTGCGGGGTTCCGTAACCACGCTGATGTCTCCAGGAATGGGGACGCCCGTAGGGACTTCCGGAACGCGAGCTGCGATCAGCAACGCTTCACGCTGGGCAAAGAATCCGCCGAGAGTGATGCCGTTGGAAGGCACCGCGCTATACATGTTAATATTAAATCCTGCAACCGAGCCGATTCCGGCAGTGCGGGATTGTTCACCGCTGATCTGAGCGTTCGCTACGATGGTCGAATCATTTAAGAGGCGGCCATAGAAGGAGGGAGCTAGAACTGCGTACCGATCGTGCTGAGGCACGTTCGCATTGTTAAGGGTGATTCCAGCCGACACCACGGAGGCGTAGCTGAAAGTCGCCGAGCTTTGCGTGAGTGCTGATGTGAAGCTGGTGGAGGTGACGAGCGTGAGCAAATCGCCAACCATCTGCAACCCAAGGGCGTGCGCGGCTGCGCCGGCGAAACGCTCGATGAGGTTGATGTTGGAGCTGGTGCGCTCTTGATCGTCGATTGAATACGAAACGTGCTTGAACTTGTTGAGAGTGATCTGCACGTCCGTCTGAGTGGTAGCAGTGGCTACATAACCGTTGGTCTGCGAGTAGTCCTGAGCGGTCGTCGCAGAGATACGGTGGGTGTAGATCGAGGCGTTGTATTTAGCCGCTTCGCTGCTGAAATCCGTTACGGAGTTCTTAAGGAAGCTGTAATCCGCCACGAGGATCTCGAGAGCCCTCTGAGCGATTACATTGGCATTCGTTGTTCCGATTGAGTTGGCCATTGTAGTGTTCTCCTAGTGGACTGGATTACAGTCCGAGTTTGCGGAGCAGTTCCGACCGACGAGTCGGATTCTTCTCTGCGTTGAATTGATTGAGGATTTCTGCCCGGCCGAGCGGTTGGCTCGATTCAGCGGGAACCGCCACTGCGCCAGCAGCGTCGGCCTTGGCTTTTTCCAAAGTGGTCACGGCCTTTTCGTCGGCCTTTTCTTCAACTTTTGCGCTCATCTCTTTTTTCGCCATATCTTCAGCAGGCATTTCAGGAGCTTCGGTCACATCCTGAGTTGCGTCCGCTTTCATCAGAGCGAGCAGTTCTGCAAGCATTCCGGCGATGTCGGTCAAGGTAGGCTCAGCCATTTTTTCAGCAGGCTTGTCGGCGGGCATTTCAGCCAGTTCGGCTTTAGGTGCTTCGACAACGGCTGGAGTTTCAACGGCTGGAGCTTCAGGCGCGGGAGCTGCCACAACGGCAGGCTCGCTCAGCTCTTTTTTGACTTCGACAGGTGCTTCGATCATTTGAAGTTTTTTCATGTCAACTGCTGAGAAAGCAGAAAACATCCCTGCGGGGTTGGCGGCAGGTTCCGAAACAATGGAGCAATCGTAAATTTCAGTTACCCGTGCAAAGCGATTGCCTGCCACTTCTTCAGGTACTCCGCTAAAGGTGAGGGACATTCCAAAGCCTTCTGGAAGAACTTGCGCTAGGTGTTGAACAAACTGCGCTTCGTTTGTGTTAAACAGAGTCAGGTCGCCCATTAGGCGTTCGCCTTCAATCCTAAATCCGTCGATATATCCAAGGATGCCAGTAACGGGTGCTCCGTGGCCCATGGTGACTTTGATCCGCTTCATAGATTGCGCTACGGCCAGCGCTTGTTCTAACGACTTTTCGTCGATTAAAAGGTTATGACCACGGGCTTCCCCAATGGTAAGGATTGAGACGTTTTTAAGTTTGTTGGCCATGCTGGCCAACAGGTGTCAAATCAGTTTCGACTAAAAATAGGTCTTTGAGAAGCAGGGTTTGTAGGCTCTGGAAAGATTGGGTTGTACACGGGTTGGCCAGGCTCTGGTGGCGTGTGCATGTCTTGGATTGCCATGTTAATGGCGTCAGCCAGTTGCGCGGCATGCGACAGCTTCTTCATGTACAGTAACTGATTATTTAACCCGCCAAACTTTAACTCAACGTAAGGACGCGAAGATCCTTTAACAATTTTCCAAAGCACAGCGGCCGACATACAGGCGATAGTCACCCCAAAAACTGGCATGTTTCTTGTGCTTACTATTCCAAACAAGATGCCAAATCCACTAAGGAATCCCCATAAAACTTGTCCAAGGCTTGCGCTTTCACGCCCATAAGCAGTTCCGACAATAGATGCCAAGTTGTATGACTGATTGTAGGGATGGCCCACGTTAATCATTCGGCCAACTACGCTGATTGATCCGTCATCGTAGTAAAGTGTAGCCGTATCTGATGAGTTACCGTCCACGCCCTAATCGTATGGGCGGCTAGTGTGCGTACAACTACTTTTTTCTAGTAGTTCTTGGTTTCTTATCTTTTAACCCGACGGCCTTGGCAACCATATCCAGCTCTTTAGATGATAAATTAAAATCTGGATCGTCCTTCATTGTGAACGCTTCTGTTGCTGGCTTTTCAGAGAGATTTGTTTTTGATGTGAAACGCAGCTTGCAGGCAACCTGGCGTTTATCCTGATCAGGATAATCTTTAACCATGGCTCGATCTGTCATGCAGCGATCCATAAACGCATTCTCGTTCTCTCCTAGCGTTGGATCTGGCATGTTTAATTCTGTCTTTGCAGTGAAACGAAGTTTGCAAGCCACCTGCCTTTTGTCCTGATCGGGATATTCTTTTACCATCGCTCGATCAGTCATGCAGCGATCCATGTAAGCATCCTCGTTTTCGCTAGGCGTCGGGTCAGGCATGTTTAGCTCGGTCTTGGATGTGAAGCGAAGTTTGCAAGCCGTCTGCCGTTTATCCTGGTCGGGATATTCTTTGATCATGCTGGTTTCAGTCATGCAGCGATCCATGAAAGCGTCTTCGTTTTCACCTGGCGTTGGGTCAGGCATGTTGAGCGCAACAACCGCAGACAGCTCCGCATCTGGCCCAGCGTTCGGATCTTTCTCAGGATTAACTGGCGTTGGTTCGTCGATTGCGGGTGCTTCTTTGACTACTTCCACAGGGGCCGCCACGTCGGTCTGTGGAGTCACGGTTCCAATAGATGCAATAAATTCACGCTCTTTAGCGATTTGCCTGACCTGCTCTTCCCAATCTTGGCCAAGCTCCCCAAAGTAATCCTGTAAGCTCGATAGGCCAGCTTTGTAGTCCTCGCGAGCCTGCTGTGCCTCGCGGCCGGCATCCACGGTCAGCGACTTCGGTGTCTGCCACGTAACCTTTGCGTAGTCCTCCACGGCCGGTAGATCGCCGTTGGCAATCGCTCCGCCGATAAAGTAGCGCCATGCCCGGTTACAAAATCTATCGATGAGCAGGCGTTGCCGTTGCTCAAATCTGCGCTGCGCTTTCGCTACAATAAAACGCATGCCTGCGCCGCCAACGCTTGCTGGGTCGTAGACAAACTCAACGGGCAATCCGAGGCCCATGGCCACATCACGGATTAGGAACTTGGCAAACGGCTCGAATCCAGCGTGGGGCCTATTAGGCCCAATCATCTCAATCTTTTCGCCAGGTGAAAGGCGCGGGATGGTGGCTGAGCTAGTAATCTCCTCGCGGGCGATGGTGGGTTCGCCAGTATCTTGAGCCTGCACTGTCCCAAAAAAACCACCCTGCCCAGCCAGCTCGTCGCCTTGGTCGGTTGTGATCACTGCCGCAATGCTGCCCTGCAATTTCAAAGCGTCCTTTTCAAACTCGCCAAGCATCTTTAAATCACGAACGTGGTTTAATGCGCGAGCTAGTGAAGAGCCGCCACGAATCTGATCAGGCCGTTCCAGCTCCATTAGATGAATGACTGTCTCTGCGCCCAACTTACGATATAACTCACCTGTCTGAACTAAGTATCCAGTAGGCTCGCCGAGCTTGCCGAGGAACACTCCATCAGAAGTTCCGTAGTCATCGCCTTCGCAAACGCGATGGCCTTCGACAATTTGCAGTTTCCCCTTTTCCGTCATAATGACGAACACGTCACCGTCCACGTCGATCGATCGCGATAGCGCCAACAGCATATCTGTCCAGGTCATCCGGCCCGTAACTTCTGGCGATGGTACTACTACATCGCGCCAGTATTCCTCACACAGTCTGCCGAAGTCTTGGTCTGCTCCACGATACTGCGGCCGGAGTCCTGGGCCGATCGAATAGGTGGCGATGGAATCCACCGCCCCTTTAATCAGACCGACGTTGCGGTACATGTGCCGGGCAAGCTTAAGCAGTTCCGTCCGGGTGGCTTCGTTTAGATCTAGCCGTGAATCGCGAGCATGTGCTCCGTAAATGACTGGTCGTTTGCGTGAAAAGCCTGCGCCCTCGTAGGGTTGGAACGTGCTTATGCCTGCACCGAATCCAGCGCCAAACGCTTTGATGCCTGCGCCCATCCGTGCCACGAGTGAAAGTTTTTGTGCCATAATCAGCTATCCAGAATGTAAGAAAATGAGGCGCTGGTGCGTGTGACCTGTACGCCATTTAGGTAATCGATTGCGGCCTGAAATAGCTCAACCCGTTCGGTAGGTTTAAGATCAATTTGAAAGCTGGCTGATTGCCCGCCTGCTGAAGATCCTACCAGTGCACGGCCTGATGCAGCGCCCGTCATTGCCGCGTTGCGGTCAGTTGCAAGGTTGGTCAGGGCGCTTGCGGTAACCCCAGAGGCTTGTGCCAGGTAGTTCGTCGCAACTGCCCGCGTGAGTCTGCGGGAAATAGCCATCACGTCGCCACGGGTGTCAACGATTCCTCGTCTAGTGAAGCGGTTGGCCTAATGACTTTTCCGTACACGGCAAAGCCAGCCAGATATGTTTCGCAATCGTACAAGTGATCCTGCCTGCTTTTGATCCGTATCCATTCGTAGTGATCGCGCCCCGTCTTGCGGTTTATTCGATGCACCTTTTTGTGGCTGCTCATGTGCTCGCGGTAATCCGGGCTTACGTCATGCGCAATTTCCCAGCGTGGCCCCTGCCCTCGTCGCAACCATGCCAGCAAATCCTGACAGGCTGGCGAGCTGAGTAGCAGAAGCATGCAGCCCGCGTCAGTCGGTTGCTCGGCCGAGTGAACTGACTTCATTCGACCGCGTGGCGTTTCAATCCAATAGGCAGGACGCTCTTCGCCCTTTAATGCCGTGTACTTATAGCGGGCACAGATTCTGTACGAATCGTGCGTCTCGTATCCGCTATCCATCGCCGTGTGCTTGGGTTGAACCCCTAGTGCGTGCAGGTGTTGAGCCACGTCCTCAATCGTTCTCGCTCGGCCTTCGTCAATCAGCCTGCTTGTTCCATCTCTAGCGAACGCCCTTACTACAAACCAATACTCGTCAATCTGTCTGTCTATTGCCGCCAGTTTAATATGTTCCGTCTCCCAATTCTGCTTTTTCGCAAATGCGCCTGCGGGAATGTCGATTGTTTTGTCGTCGTCAAATTGATCTTCCCACGGCATTGCGCTCCATCCGTTCACGAATCCTTGCAAGCCGTGCAGATAATGTTTTTGAGTTAGGAACTGTTTTGCGCAGTCGGAAAATGTGACGGTGGGCGAATACCAGCTAGGTAGTCGCATGCTTCGCCTACCGCGTTCTGCGTTGGGATTTGCCGCCACCCACTTGCCTTGCTCTACGGCTGATCGCCTGTGGCCCTCAGTCCACGGCTCGTTGCACTTTGTGCAATAGTAAACGGCCGTTTCTCCAACTTTCTGTAAGTCCCATTTGCCGTCAGGATTGCGTGCGCTATCCGCCCAACGCACTTGCCCGAACTCCATCGCCTGCATTTCACCGCAAGCATGGCAAGGGACGTGGAAAGTTTCCTGCGTTCCAGCCTGATAGTTCTGCCATATATCGCCCGTGCTTAGCGTCGGCGTGCTAGTCAGTACGTGCTTGCGGTTGGGGAAAGCCTTTGTCCGTTCCAGCGCCAGATTGTAAGCGGCCGCCTCGCGTTCGGTGGGTGGCGCAAACTTGTCCAGCTCGTCCAGTACCGCAATGCAGATCGGCCGTGAGCTGATGTTGGCCGGGCTATTTGATCCCACCAGGCTGAGAGTCATGCTGGTAAATTGCATCTCTAGGATTTTGAAGTCGTCGCTATCGTATGGGAACAGTGCCCGCACTGGCTTGCACTTCTCGAAGATCGGAGTCAGTCGCGTTTCGCTGTAGCTCCTAGCCAGATCCGCGTTAGGCATTACGAGCAGTGCCGGCGCTGGATCGTTGGCGATTCTGTACGCAAGCCAGATGGCCAGGGTCAGCGTCTTGCCTGTCTGACTACCCCAGCAAAGGCTGACGGTATGTACTCCCGGATCGGCCAGCGCTTCCAATACGCCCGCCACGTAAGGGGTATACTTGGTTGAGTAAAGACCTGGGCGAGCGGTTATCCTGCTATCTAACTGAATGTTTTTTTCTGCCCATTCGATGACGGACGGCGGTGGCTCGAAGTTCCAGCGATCGCGTTCGCGTTTGAGTAGCTGTTCAGCCGCCTTCACAGCGCTGCCTGCACTTGTCTCATTACTTGCCCCACCTCGTTCTCGACCTCTTTTTGAATTTCAGCGGCTGGCCGGTGAGCGCAGATAGGCGCTAGGCGCTTAGGCATTCCAAGCAGTAGCGGGATTAGTGCGTTAGTCCGGCGTGACAGTATCTTGTCGGCCTCGTCGATCGGCACCATTTTGCCTTCTGCCTCGTTAATGTCTGGGCGGTCGCCCTTCATTTTTCGCAGTGCCTCCACGACGCGAGTGTAATCGCCTATCAGTGATGACCGCTCTGGCCCGCTCGCCTCCTTGGCGGCCTCGCCCAAGGTAGCGGCCAGTGATTCAAGGCGATCGATCTCGCCGTCTAATCCTATCCCGGCAATAGGCTTCATAGGCTTTGCGGCCGCAACCGCCTGCCCTTTCTCAAGCTGGCGCCGAGCCTGACGCAAACCGACGCCGGTAGCTGCGGCTTGGGCTAGGATTGCGGTGTTTGGTCGGCGTCCCATAACGTCATTCAATGTTTTTGCACAAAACTCGAATAATTACCGAATGTCTTTGCCAT